CTGAGATGCTTGACGGCGACCTCGTGGCCTATGATGAGGAGACGCTCCGGGCGCTCCGGGGGCGGGCGGAGCGCATTGCGAGCGCGCCCATTCTGCCGGCGGGATTGAGCGGGGTGGCGCGCGCGGGCGCTGAAAAGAAGTGGCGAGCGCGCGCGGACGCCCAGGCGCAGCTCCAGGCCGCTATCGACCGGTGGGCGGGTGAATGGGTGTCGGTCCGCGGCGACAGCGTGCGAGCGGCGTACAGGCGGTTCAAGGCGACGTTCGGCGTGGACGTGCTGACGGCTCAGCTGGGGACGGCTCGAGAGTTGGAGGCTATGCGGGACCGTGTAGGTATGAGTATACTAGAGATGAACAAACCGGAGTGGATGACGAAATGACGGAAGGTGATACGCAAAACAATATTCGTATTGAAGCAGCCAAGATACGGATGCACCTTTGGCGCAACAATAGTGGGGCGTTACAGGACGTGCGGGGGCGGCTGGTGCGCTATGGCCTGGGGAACGACAGTACAGCGAGTAACAAGATGTTAAAGTCTAGTGACTTGGTAGGGATATGGGGTGGGCGGTTTGTGTCCATCGAATGCAAGGCGCCGGGATGGAGCGACCCGTTCGCCCCAGGCGCTACCCGCAAGCCGACGGAGCGGGAACGCGCCCAACGCGCCTGGCTTGACCTCGTGGCGCGGGAGGGCGGATGCGCCTGCTTTGCGACGTGTTGGGACGACGTCCGGCGACAGTTTGGAATTTGAGGTGCAACAATCTGACCATTGACGGACAGGAGGGTGTGTTATGTACAATAAAGCTTGGGATTTATTGGAGAAAGCTGATTTGCGGACCACAAGGCGCGCTCCGCAGCGCGTGAGGCTGTTGAGGCGCGCCATGCCTCGTGAGTGGTGGTCGAAATAAGCAAACGGCCCGCCGGACGGGAGTCGCGGCGGGCTGAACGGTATCGGAAGGGTCTTTTTGGGTGTGACCGCACATTATCGCAGAGGCTCTCCCATGTCAAGGCCCACGCGTCACCTGTCGCGCTCGGAGTCCGCACGGCTGTGGCGGTTACGGTCGCTATCGGCGCGGTCGTGGGACTCGCGCCGTCCTTGCCAGGACGACCGGGCCCGGCTGTGACCGCCCGACGCGCTCCATTCCGAGGAAGCCCGGCTATGACTGTTGCGGTCCGAGCAGTTCCCGCCGGACTGGTCCTGATAGCAATCCTGAGCGGCGGCGGGAAGACTGGCGAGGGTAAGGAGTGCGAGGGCTGTAAGGACGTGCTTCATTTAGTACGGCTCCTATATTTAAGTATCTTTGCTCTATTGTCTGGATATAGTATCTCATCCTTACGGCTACTATCGAGTATCTTTTCGACAGCTCTAACGCCCTTTTCCGTAAGCTTATAGATTTTAGTATAGCCTCGCAGTTTATCATCTCTAGTTTGCGGGACTTCGTAAATACAACCCCGCCTATTGAAACGTTCGTGGCCATCTACCTGAGTACCACCGTTCGTAATGAACTCATGACGAAGCCGTTTCGCGAATGATGTAATATTCTTACAATCACCTTCGTAAGTAGGGCATAGCCCTACAAAATGACCGGCGTTATACATTTGAGTGTAGCATTCCTCAAATGTAATGTCAGAAACCCGTCCTTCGAATCTAACAACCCTTGCTTCAGCTGTAATCCGCTTACTGAATTCTTCAGCGGCTCGCTCATTCATCACCTTTTCGCGGCTTTCAGCCTCAAGCCTCGCATTCCGTTCGGCTTCCACACGTTCCTCAGCTGCCACGAGCGCCCTGGCGTACTCAAGGCCTGTGAGTGGCGCGACGGGCTTTCCCATCTGTGCACCGTAACCGCCGGTCTTCATGATGGACGGGACCACCTCTTCAAACAACCAGTCTTGAAACCGTTCAGCCGCCGGGAGTTTCGACCGGGCAATGAGCCGGATTACATCCGATTGCGGGATGATAAGTGTTTGATTTTGCAGGGTGAGGGAAACGCTCACCCCAAGGATTTCAATAGGTTGAGCCTTCTTACAATGTGTACGGATTGCTTCAGGCGGATTGACATAACCGAGGGCTGCGGCGATATCGCGGCCAACGAACCAGGGGTTACCCTCGCCATCAACGATGGAGCGGATTTCAGAAGTTTCGAATGTAAATGGGATTATGGCGGTCATTGGACAGCCCTCCATGGCTGGGGTGTAGCTCATCAGGCTTTTTTGTGGGCGGAAGCCGTGATGGAGCACGATTTTCAGCCGCTAAGCCTATCCGCTCACTGCACGTCCTATACGGCGCCGGGAGGGGCGTGTCAAGGGTGTCCTCACGCAGATACCCCGGCGGGACGGTGGGCGCCGCCGCCGGGGTCTGTAGTCCCTCTCCGGTCTCGCCACAAGTCCGGCGATGGGAGAGCTATCACGGGCCGGTAGGGCTGTCAATTAGCTCCGGCTCCCGCTCCGGCTCCAGCTCCGGCGCCAGCTCCGGCTCCCGCTCCAGCTCCGGCTCCCGTGCCGGCTCCCGCTCCAGCTCCAGTTCCAGCTCCGGCTCCCGCTCCAGCTCCGGCTCCCGCTCCAGCTCCGGCTCCGGCTCCAGCTCCGGCTCCAGCTCCGGCTCCAGCTCCAGCTCCGTAACCACGCGCCGTATAAAATAGAGATGCTCATTAGCTCCAGCTCTCGTTCCAGCTCCGGCTCCGGCTCCAGCTCCAGCTCTCGTTCCGGCTCCAGCTCCGGCTCCGGCTCCAGCTCCGGCTCCGGCTCCAGCTCCGGCTCCAGCTCCGTAACCACGCGCCGTATAAAATAGATGTGTTCATTAGCTCCCGTTCCAGCTCCAGCTCCCGCTCCAGCTCCGGCTCCGGCTCCCGCTCCGGCTCCCGCTCCCGCTCCCGCTCCGGCTCCCGCTCCGGCTCCAGCTCCGGCTCCCGCTCCGGCTCCAGCTCCAGCTCCGGCTCCCGCTCCGGCTCCAGCTCCAGCTCCGGCTCCAGCTCCGGCTCCCGCTCCCGCTCCAGCTCCGTAACCACGCGCTGTATAAAATAGATGTGTTCATTAGCTCTCGTTCCAGCTCCAGCTCCAGCTCCGGCTCCGGCTCCAGCTCCAGCTCTCGTTCCGGCTCCAGCTCCAGCTCCAGCTCCGGCTCCGGCTCCAGCTCCGGCTCCGGCTCCAGCTCCAGCTCCGGCTCCAGCTCTCGTTCCGGCTCCCGCTCCCGCTCCCGCTCCGTCTCCCGCTCCGGCTCCAGCTCCGGCTCCCGCTCCGGCTCCAGCTCCGGCTCCATGCGCCGTATAAAATAGATGTGTTCATTAGCTCTAGTTCCATGTAAGAGCGGCGGGTATTACCCGCCGCTTTGCCTGAAATTATTTCTGAGTTCTTGGGAGTGGCCAAGGAGCTACGAAACCATCGACTAAATCACCGAGCGGGACTTTGATGACAAGGGCATCAGGGTAGGGTTCAACTTCGCTAAACTCACCAGTCCGAACGGCGTTCGCATAACGACCCGTGTCAGCAATCCAGGAGGCATTATCGAGTTCAATATACGTATCGTAGGTTGCAACGACACGGCCTGTCAGAATCATCGTGATCTTGCGCAAGAATACGTTTTCACCAACATTAAACATATACTTATCTCCCGTCAGTTGTTAGTTCCGGCTCACCATTGGGCCGGTGACAACCGATATAGCCCGGCGGCGGGAGGCGCGCCATGTGGCAGGGTGTCGCAGGGCGGAGCGCTTGCCTAACGCAGCCGTGAGGCGCATAGAAAAGCGCCCCGCCGGACGGGAGTCACGGCGGGGCGTAAAAGTCTGGCGCATTATCGAGTCACCCCTCACAGGCAAAAGGACCCAAGCATGACCGTGCATAAATGTCAAATAACGATTTTTCACAGTTCGGCTACCGTACTATCCAAGGGTTACAGCCTGGTCAAGGGCGTGTTGACACCGCGCCCGAACCCGGGGGCGTTGCAGGATGGCTCGTATCAGGTCTACGGCATCCCGGACCTTATGCGCCTCAACAGCTTGTTGACGGCAATGACGACGAACCACGGACTCGTGGTGTGCTCTCCCACCTTCAATATCGACGGTGGGCCGGCGCTAATGGCGGGCCGGGCCATGTCGCGGGCGCTGGCCGCGAGCCAGGTGGGAGAGCACCGCGCGGGCATCATCACTCGCTCCGGCGACAGCTTCCCGGCCCGCCAGCCAGGGCTCTATGTGCTGGTGGTGGACTTCGATCGTTGCCCTGAGGGCATACTGTGCCTGGGACAGCTCCGCGACGACCTGGCCGCGCGGTTGCCCGAGCTGGACTGCGCCATCCATCTGCGCACAAGCGCATCGTGCCTTCTGGGCGTCCGTGGGGGCGGGTATCTTAAGGGCTTCAAAGCGCACGGCTTTATTATCGTAAATGTGCAAAATGACAGTGAATTCAAGGCGATAGGTAGAGCCATACGGTTGCGCCTGGAACCCCACGACTATGTCATTGATACGTCAGTACAAACACCCGAACATTGGATATTCGCCGGGCCGGGCGACTACGGGCCCGGTCTGAAGCCCATGGTGAGTGAGCCCATGATTGTACCGGGCGTCCCCACTCTCGACGCCGGGCGGTTGCTGGCCAGTGTGCCGGCGGAAGAGGTGGTGGTTGTGCGTGAGCGGGTTGCTCGCGAGACGCCGTACACCGAGGCGGAGCTGAGGACCTACAGGCTCTCCTATCTCCCGCACAAGCTTGAGGTGTTGCGCGCGTGGGCGACTTGTCCCGCTGGTGGCGAGACCGGACGGCACATGGCTCTCAACAGCGCTGTTGTGATGTGTGGACCATACGAAGCCGCTGGCGTGGTCGCATACGAGGTGCTGTGGGATATCGTTCTGGCGGGAGCCGATACTAACGGCTATTTGGCCGAAGTGGGGATGGAGAGGCTCAGAACGGAGTTTGACAAGTCGCTCGATGACGGCGCGCGGATGAACGTCCTACCGCCGCTGACGGGCGGCGCGTCACTGACAGCTGGCCAGGCTTTTGGGGGCGTGGCGACGGCGCCGTGCTTGCCGGGTGCTGAGGTGGTTGCGGATGCGGATGCGGGTGTCGAGGCTGTGGAGTACATGGCTCAGTGGCTCGGGCAATGGACGGATGGTAACCACGTCTGGCCAGTCTGGGAGCTGTTTGAGACACCTGAGGGCCAGAAGGAGTTTGAGGCCAGCGCGCTCAGCAAGGGTGATAAGAAGGACGTGCGGCGGGCCTATACGAAATGGCAAAAGGGGTTGGCTCGACAGAAGTTTGCTGACGCAGTTGACAATATCATGGAAGAAATGAATGAAAAATACGCATTCATTAATGACCGTGGCGGTAAATCCTTTGTAATGTGGGTGAGAGAGGACGACACTGTTGTATTTAAGAGCGTAAAAGACTTTAAAGACATGGAGTCTAATCACCTGATAGTTGTTGACGGTGAAACTAAAGACTATGGTAGCGCTTGGCTAAAACATGCAAGGAGACGGGTATATGATGGGGTCATCTTTGATCCAAATAACGAGACAGGGAGTAACTACTATAATCTATGGCGTGGACTGGCTATAGAACCGATAGTCGGTGATTGGCACTTACAAGAGTGGCATATTCGTAATATACTTGCAAGCGGTGACAACGATCACGCAGAGTTTATACTTAACTGCTTTGCCTGGAAATTGCAAAATCCAGGTAGACCGCTGGAAGTCAGCTTAGCTTTTAGGGGCAAACCAGGTACAGGCAAAGGCGTAACACTTCGCGGCGTTAAGAATATATTTGGAAAGCATGGACTGCACGCGACCAATCCTAAGCACTTGACAGGCGATTTCAACGCTCACCTTGAGACTTGCTGTTTCTTGTTTGCTGACGAGGCGTATGCCAACGGCGATAAGAAAATAGAAGGTATTATGAAGGGTTTAATCACCGAACCGACACTGATAATTGAGCCAAAGGGTGTAAACCCTTACGAAGCTGCAAACCGTTTGGCCGTTATGCAGGCCACGAACAACGAGTGGGTGGCGCCGGTAGGGATTGCCGACCGGCGTTACGCCATCTTCGACGTGAGCGACGCCAAGATGGGCGACTGGGCCTATTTTGACGCCCTCTATGCCGAGATGGCGAACGGGGGCTTGAACGCCTTCCTGGCTGCCATGCTGGCGCGCGACGTCTCGACCTGGAAGGCGCGTTCCCATCTCCCGGACACAGCAGCCAAACGTGAGCAGGCCGAACTGTCGCTATCACCTATCGATGCGTGGTGGCTCGGCATTTTGGAAACGGGTGAGCTGCCGGGTTCATCCGCTGTTGGCCGGACCAAGTTCCCGGCGCTGTATGATGACCTCTACAAGGCGTCATCCAAAAAAACCGCACCCAGGGTGTTGGGGAACATGCTGAGGAAATTGGGGGGCGAGAAAGACCGGACATCGAGCGAGCGGTCCTGGACGTTTCAACCCTTGGCCGATTGCAGAACCATTTGGGACGCGACGCACGGCGCCCGTAAATGGGAGGATGACGGAGTGTGGATGAGCACTATCAGTTCAGCGAAACCACCAACCTCTGTAACCGGCGGCAGTGTGGTTCCGCTTACCCGACATAAATGAAATCCACTTGACATACCCGTCACTGTCGGTGACGGGTATGTCAAGTTCATAATTTTACGTGACATTCCATAACTTACTGTTTCTATTAGATTATGACAGGTATGACAGGTATGACAGGTAAAAATAGGTATATAGAGAAGAGAAACGCTTTTTCACACTTTTCAACTTATGCGTGTGTGATATCTGGTGTCTAGCGGTTGTAGACACCTCAATTTCGGTTGTAGAAAATGTTTTTTCCGTTTCTATATGAACTTGGTCCGTTTTACCCGACATATCCGTCATACCCGTCATCGACAGATGGGAACGCCCTTTTCGAGGCCTCGATTTTTGGGGTTGACGCCCCGTCTCCGACCCGCTACAAAACGTCCACAGCACGGCTAGAGGTAAGCTCTCGAACCCCGGCACTTTCCACCGGCGAGCCGTGCACCTTCCATGGAAAGCTCACAGCAAGGAAAGGCTGTTCGATATGACTGAACATCTACCCGCTTCGTGTATTTTCGATAAGAAAACACCTCAAATAACCGCAAGATTTATCAGGGATGCTCTGTATCCAGGGTTATTTTATGGTCAAAAAGTCGCGTCGCAATTTGAACACTTCACACTAAATGGGCTTGAGATATCTTTAAAATTATTTCATATCTACAATTTTCTGTTAAACTCTAGAAGAGTAAGTAAAGGATCTCATGTCCCGTTTGATCCAACAGAAAAAGATACTATTGACGTCTATAAGGAATTGAAGTTTATCTGTTCGTGTGCACGGCAGGAAGCCCAAAACGGAGCGCAGTCATGAACCGCACCATCCTTATCGCCCTACTTGTTGCGGCAACACTGTCCATCCCCGGCGCGGGCAAGGCGCAGATGCTCTGTCCGGTAGGCTATTGGCCAATCGGCAACGGCATGTGCTGCCCTATCGGCACCGTCCCGGTTATGAGCCCTTACGGCGCCATGCAGTGTGGCAGGCCTTGATGACCGCCGAGACCTTACCGCACCAGGCGCGAGCCAAGCGCGCCACAGACCCATTTGTCATAACGTTTGAACTGAGCGTCTCGCGCGCCCGTCGGCAGCTCATGCAGTCCCTGGCCCGCACCAGGCGCTCACTGGTGTCGTCACACGCCAAGGCTGAGAGACGCGCCACAGCTCAACGGCTGTATGATATCGCTCTCTCAGAAGCCGCTGGGCGCTACGTGAGGGCATGCGACGAGCGAAAGAGATTGGTCTGACGGTAGTCCATGGCTGTCAGGCCCGCTCCACCCGCGCAGACCGGTATGGACTTCCAGGACTGTCGCGGGTGGACCAAGCGTTTATGGAATGTAACCCGGCGCCACACACGCCCCTGTACGGCAGACAGTGTGTGGCGTGGCAGGGCAAAGCGCCTCCCTCCCCTAACGGGTTGACGCGAGACATAGGGGTGACAGCTCGGAACAGACGGCACGGATTATGGCCCAGTGGCCCGCGCAGCTTAACACCCATCCCCGTGCGCTCTTTGCACGGGGATGGGAAAGCCCTTACTGCGACAATCCGCCACGGCGGGTATTTTTATGTTGACCGACCGGAGGAAACCTCCTAATGTCTGGTTATCGGAAGTCAAACAAACGGGAGTTACGGTAATGAATTCGGACTTTTTGAATCAAATCGACTCAATGAACCTTACTGCTCTGAAGGATGTTTATATGAGTGAGACTGATGAGGACAGACGCGACGCCATATTTCAGTGCGTGGTTATCCTTATCGGCGAAGATAGTGAAGATGATAATGCGGATCACGTGAGCGCTGCGAAAGACTTCCTTGTTCGGGATTAACCGATAGCAACGGCGGACCGTATACGGTCCGCCAACTCAAACAAACGGGAGCTCTATGGCGATGCACGAATGCTATGCGGACGGGTGGGACGGTAGGGCGTACCAACACGTTGTGATATTTCTCAACGCCGGTCAGGCGCAGTGCACAGCGGAGGTGAGCGCTGAATTCTATCAGCTCTATGGCTACACCCCGGAATTTGTGCTTGTGGTTCCAATCGAGATGGAAAGGGTCTGCGCGTGAGCGCGCCAACACCTAAGGAAATCCGTAAGCTCCGTCAGTTGGCGGGGCTTACCCAACGTCAGGCCGCCGAGGTCATTGGTCTGACTGACGAACGCTCTTGGCGCGCCTACGAAATGGGTGAATATAAAATACGCCCGTTGTCTTGGGTCAGATTTGTTAAACATGTGAGGGATACATGCGGAGTCCATTGAAGGAAAATATTCTGGGCGTGGTCTACGTGCTCTACACGTTGGGCATGGCCTTAGCAGTCATTAACGGCGCGAAATTCGCCAGTCTCATGGCGCTTATGTTGCTGAGCGTTGCTGGCGTCATTGGGCTTGTGCTGTTCTCAGCATTGTTGGCTGCGTTCGTCGTTGGCTTCGCGGTTGCGGCTGCGGAAAGAGATTACCATGACTGAACAGAGCGACCTGCTGAGGCGTATCAATGCACCCGTGTTGCCCGATGGTCACGGTATTGATACGACAGATGGCTGCATGCGACAGTGGTTCCGCCAGCCTATTCGCAATATCATGAACATCCCCGTGACTGCTGTTGGCGATTATGGCGTGTTTGACGACTTGCAAAGACTGCTTGACAAGTAGTTCGGGGCGGCCTTATGGTCGCCTCTCAATTTAACGGGGGGGATATTCCAATGACTACCGAAATGGTCGCCAAGCTCGCGACGGCCTACTTTTCCAAGAACGAATGCGCGCCCGAGAGCATCCCGGACGTGATGAACGAGTTCGCCAAGGCGCTGTCCGGCATTGCCGCTAATGGCGTAGCGCCCGTCGAGGCGGAGTGCATTCCGCTGGTCCCGGCTGTATCCATCAAGAAGAGCATCACGCCCGACGCCATCATTTGCCTGGAAGATGGGCGCGCCTTCAAATCCCTGAAGCGCCACTTGCAGACCCACTACAGCATGACGCCCGCCGAATACCGGGCCAAGTGGGGGTTGCCCAACGATTACCCCATGGTCGCGCCGAACTACAGTGCGCAGCGCGCGGCGCTTGCCACGAAGATGGGCTTGGGCAAAAAGAAGGGTGGCGCGTGATGGCTGGCGACGATATCGTTGAGTCATTCCCGGGCGCTGAGCCGCGCCCGGAACCGACGCCACCACCCGCCCCTGAACCGGAGCCTGAGGACTGACAGCAGCCAACAGCAAGTCGCTTACACAGAAGCGGCTTGCCTTTTGTCACGCATACGTCTCAAACGGCAATAAGCGCGACGCCTATGTGACAGCATTCGCGGCGGATGGTCTGACCGAGGGCCAGATGAATCAGCGCGCCAACGCGTTGCTGAAAGACCCTGTCGTTGCGGGCTACATTGAGCAGTTGCGTGTCGAAGCCCGCGAGCGCTGCGAAATCAACCTTGACACGCTCACGGCCATGTACCTGGAAGACCGCAAATTCGCGCGCGAATGCATGCAGCCAGCGGCCTGTATAAGCGCCGTGACGCATATTGCCAAGTTGCACGGTCTATACACCGAGAAACAGAAGGTGACGCTTGACCGCACCTTTACCGACATGGGTGAGGATGAGCTACGCGCCTGGATACAGACCAAACTGGCGACGGTAGTCAGTGATTGAGCTTGCATTGGCCATTAAGGAGCTTGAGCGCAAGAAATTGCGGCGGCTCTTTAATGGCCAATGCGGGCTGTACCACTTCATAAAACACTTCTGGCATACCGTAGAGCCATCCAACCAATTTGTAGACGGGTGGCCTATTCTCGCCATCTGCAGGCACCTGGAGGCAGTTCACCGAGGCGAGATTACGCGCTTGCTCATGAACGTGCCGCCGGGTTCTATGAAGTCCCTCATAACTAACGTTTTTTACCCCGCCTGGGCCTGGTCCGCGGGTGGGAAAGCCGGTCTGCGCTTCGTGTCGTTCAGCTACGGCTCGTATCTGACGGAGCGCGACAACGAGCGCATGTTGATTGTGCTCAAGTCTCCCGAATTTCAAGATTTGTACGGCCATTGCTTCAAGCTTACGGCCGAAGGGAAAGTGAAAATAGGTAATGATAAGCGTGGTTGGAAGTTTGCTTCATCAGTGGGAGGTGTTGGTACTGGCGAGCGTGGTGATGTTATTTTATATGACGACCCACATCCTGTATTGTCTTCTCAGGAAGTCATTGAAACGACTGTAACCTGGACGCGCGAGACCATGATGAACCGTCTGAACGACATGGTGCGTTCGGCGATTATCTGCATCATGCAGCGGGTTAACGAGGCGGATGTAAGCGACTTCTTCATTAACGGTGAGGAACGTTTTGAACACCTGCTAATCCCCATGGAATACGAGCCGGACCGCGCCACCACCACGAGTATCGGCTGGAGCGACCCGCGCACAATAGCCGGTGAATGCTACTGGCCCGAACGGTTCCCGCCTGAGGCCGTTAAGCGCAATAAAGCACAAGGCCCGTTCGCCTGGGCGTGCACGCCGTATGAGTCACCTATACTCATGGCCGATTTGTCTTTAAAACCAATAGGTGAAATTAAAATAGGTGATGAAATAGTAGGTTTCGGTAAAGCCGAGATAGGTAAGAAGCGTCACTTATTGAAAACAACCGTTTTGGATATTCATACATCTATACGCCCTATTGTAAAGGTTACGTTAGACACTGGCGAAGTAATACGTTGTACTAAGGATCACAAATGGTTTACAGGTAGAAGCGGTTCAGGTAGTCATAGTGAATATATTCCCGCCCGTATAGGTGGTGAATTGCATAGGGTATGTCCGTCTAAAATAGATACTGTAAAGACAGTAGAGGAGGCTGTTGACACGGGTTGGCTTGCTGGCTTTTTCGATGGCGAAGGCACCGTTAGTATTCAAAAAAGAGAAAATGAAGACGGTCATTACGCAAAGTCTACGTCATTGGTGCAATTTACCCAATCCTTGGGTAGAAATAAACATATATGCGATAAATTGGAATTAGTACTCACAAGACTTGGTTTCACTTATGGTTACAAGGATGTAAGGGTTAATCATGAAAAATGGGACGCTTGTAGACAGTATTATTTAACTGGTAAACGCCTACCTTTATTGCAAAAATTTCTTTATTATATCAAACCTATTAAATGGGTGGACCGTTTCATTACGGGCGCTTATGGGACTAAATTTATCATATCTAGTGAGAAGGTTGTGAGTATTGAGCCCGGTGGCGAGGAAACTGTATACGGTATTACAACGGGTACAGGGAATTATGTGGTATGGGGTATGGCTTCATCTAATAGTCAATACCAACAAAGGCCGGAAATACGTGGCGGCGGAATACTCAAACGCGATTATTGGCAGGTTTGGGAGAAAAATACTTGGCCTAAATTCGAATATATTGTGGCGTCACTGGACCCTGCGTTCACTAAGCTCAACCACAACGACCCGTCCGGCTTCACAATCTGGGGTGTCTTCGAACACGGCGCAATGCTCATGTACGCGTGGCGCAAGTGGCTTGAGATACATGGCCCGGAGCTGGAGCGTTTGCCCGGCGAGACCATCGAGGAACACCGCGAGCGTTCCCGCCCGCTCTGGGGCCTTGTTGAGACCGTGGCGGACGACTGCCGACGGTTCCGTGTGAACCACCTGCTCATTGAGGCCAAGGCCAGCGGCCACAGCGTGAGCCAAGAGATGGCGCGACTTTATCCAGGCCATTGCAGTCTATCGCTCATAGATCCCAAGGGCCTGGATAAAGTCGCTCGCGCTCTTAGAGTACAGCCAGAGTTTAGCAACGGCCAAATCTGGGCACCACGGCGCAAATACGCCGACCTAGTCATTGACGAGTGCGCTGTATTCCCGCGAGGCCGTCACGACGATCTTGTAGACTCCGCTGACATGGCTATCTGGTGGTTGCGTTCCCACGGATACATGCAACGTCGGAGCGAACGCGCCCGCGAACAGCAACGTCTGGCGAGCGATTACAAAACGCTCGAGCCGCTCTATCCGGCTTGACCGCCTGAAGCAATCCGTACACGATAATTGCAAGAGACGGCCGTTTTGACCGAGCAGGGCGTATATTTCTATCTGGGCAGTCAAAACCGCATAACCTGTCAAGAGAAACCCGCCACCCGGCGGGTTTTTATTGCGCGCGTGCAACCAGTGTGGCAACGTGTCGCAGGGGAGAGCACATAATGACCGCCGAATACGACCCAACGACCGGCAAGTGGATTGAAGCGACGCCTGAGGGTGGTGCGCTCATTTACGACGCCGACCCCTCCGTCGAGGCCGACGACGACGGCCCGGAACTGTCCACCAACCTGGCTGAAAAACTGGACGCTGCGGAGCTTGCGCGCATTGCTCTCGAGGTCGTCGAGGGCGTCGAGGAAGACGAGCGGAGCCGCGCCCAGTGGCTCGCCAAACGTGCGCGCGCCATTGAGCAGCTCGGCTTGCGTACGGACCTGGTGGGCGCTGTGTCCGCCGGCGGGCTCGCGGGCATATCAACAGTGCGTCACCCGCTGTTGCTGGAAGCCTGCATCCGCGCGCAGTCCAACGCACTGGGAGAGCTCCTACCGGCTGAGGGGCCTGTCAAGGTTGAGGACAGCGACGATGAGCTGTCCGGCCTGCTTGAGGACGCCTGCAACACGTATTTGACGGACGTGGCCACGGAGTACGTGCCGGACACGGACAGGATGCTCTTTCAGACATTCGCCGGTGGCGCTGGCTTCAAGAAAGGCTACCATTGCCCTATCCGTAAGCGCCCCGTCATCGAGGCGATAGACGCCAAGGACTTGATTGTCTCCAACAACGCCACTGACCTCATGGGGGCGAACCGCGTTACGCACCGCATTGAAATGTCTCGCAACACCCTCCGCCGCATGCAGCTGGCGGGCGTCTACCGCGACGTGTCCCTGCAAGACCCGGTCGAAGAGCTGGACACAGTAGCCCTCAAGGTTTCGAGCATGCAGGGTGTCGCCAAAACCGGCATGCGCCCACAAGACACCAATTATACGCTGTACGAGTGCTATATAGACCTTGATATCAGCGGTCATGAGCATAAGAAAGATGGGAAAGCTACGGGCTTACCCATTCCCTATAAAGTAACGGTTGACAAATCTTCTCAGAAGGTTCTGGCCATTGTGCCGAACTATGACGAGGAAGACGAGGATTGCAAGAAACTGCGCAACTTTGTCATGTATCCGTTCATCCCTATGTTTGGCTTCTGGCCCTCCGGCTTCAACCATATACTTGGCAATACCGAAAGCGCGCTTACCGCTGCTTGGCGTATCATGCTTGACAACGGGATGTTCAACAACTTCCCGGTCTGGTTGTACAAGAAGGGCGGGACGAAGAACGACAAGCCGATATTCCGCGCCAATCCGGGCGAAGGTATCGCCATCGACAGCATCGAGGGCAAGCTGAGCGATAGCGTCATGCCCGTGCCATACCCCCAGCTCAACCCAGCCTTTATGCAGCTGGTGGACAGCATGGCCCAGACGGGGCAGCGACTCGGTGGGACAGCTGAGGCGCAGATAGGTGAGGGGCGTCAGGACGCACCTGTTGGCACGACGCTAGCCCTTATCGAGCAAGCCACCAAAATCATGGCCGCAGCGCACAAGCGCTTGCATACCGCCCAGGCCGAAGAATTTGTGATGCTGCGCGAGTTGCTTCAGGAAGACCCTGAGGCGCTCTGGCGTGGCCGCACGCGACCCGACAATGCCGACGCCATCATACAGGCGCTGAGTGACTTCACCTTGTCACCGCGCGCCGACCCGAATACGCCGAGCCACATGCATCGCCTGGCACGGACCGCGGCTCTGGCCCAGCGCTGCGACGCCAAGCCGGACCTGTACAACGCGCGAGCGGTTGAAGAGGAAATCCTGCGGACCTTGGGATGGGGGAGCCCTGACCGGTTCATGAGCGACCCGAACGTGCAGGCACAGGCCGTGCCGCAGTCCCATGAGGTCAGCGCCATGCAGCGGCTCGCCAGCGACAAGATGAAGACCGAGAGTGCTGTAAGCCTTGCGCAAATGAAGATGCAGGATGCTGAAGCGAACCGCCAGATTAAGGTGATGGATATTCAGCAACGTGCTCACGACGCTGAAGCAAATCGCGCCGCCAAAATTCAAGAGAAGTCACTGGATATCGCACACTCGCTTGCAGTCCATCCAGAAGCACAAGGTTCTATTTCATGAAACACATTAGAGCTGCCGCGAAAGTCTCGCGCGCATCAAAGTTAAAGGCATTGACTGGCAGCGCGCCGTCATCTGCGCCGCAGGCGTCCACTTCCCGTGCGTCTGCGGCGCAGCCTCCACAGCAGTCCGTCATGCCACCGATGGGCGCTACGAGCGGGCCGGTCGCGGGCAACGGTGGGGGCGCTCCCATGATGCCGATGCAGGCCAAGCGCGGCGGGGCCGTGAAGAAACGCGCCGCTGGCGGCTCTGTCAAGATGACCGCCGGGGCGGGGAGTGGTGACGGGCGGCTCCAGAAAACTGAGGCGGCTAAGAAGTCGAAGTGAGACCACAGTTTGAACGGGGGTTAATGAGAGAGCTCGCCAAGTTGCGTCAAGAAAAGCTTGAGCAACTTGGCAAAGGCGTGGACTTCGAAAGCTACCGATTTTGGTTAGGTTACCTGAAAGCTTTTGAAGATTTTACAGTACTGTTAGCAGAGCTTAAGAAACGGGAAGACGATAATGGCAAGTTTTGAACCAGCGAGAGTATTGGAGTACCAAGACGGGCAAGACCCTAAAGGTGTAGTTTGGGAAGCGCTTGGTGGAGCTCTTAAAGACCTTACACTATACCGCAACGACGTGTTGCTGGTTACATCCCCTATTATGGCCAAAAGTAAGGGTGGTATCATTCTAGCCGATAAGACCAAGAACGAGGAACGTTTCCAGGGTAAGATTGGTCTTATCGTCCAGATGGGTGAAGTAGCGTTCAATGATGACGAGATTTGGCCGAATGAAAGTAGTCGGCCTGTAGTTGGCGACTGGGTGTTTTATCGCAATGCTGACACTCATGAGTGCAGTATCAATAAGATATCTTGTCGCTTTATTAAGGACCACTTGATTATCGGGAAAGTATCTGCGCCAGATGCAATTAGATGACCAGGAGTTAGTGTCGCCCTTGGGCGGCGATTTGGAGCTGCATCGGGCAGAAGCGAACGTTACGCCCGATCCCGAGGCCGACCCATACGCCGCGCTTGAGGCGCAGTTCAAGGCCGCTGAGGCCGACCGGGACGCTGCCCGGGCGGAAGCCGCCGCCGAGAAAGCCAGGGCCGAAGAGCTGCGCACGCGCGTTGCACAGCACGAAGTCGGTGAAGTCCGAAACCACAAGGTGCTCATTGAGCAGGCCATGGTCGTCACGCAGACGGCTGTCGACTACGCCAAGGAGCGCTACCGCAAGGCCCGGCTCGAAGGCGACATTGACGAAGAGCTGGCGGCTACCGAGGCGTTGACGGACGCTCGTGACCAGCTCCGCCAGCTCAAGACCGGTCACGAGCAAGTCGTTGAAGCCGTCAAGCGCCCGCCCGCTCCGCCGGCGCCGACCGGTGACCCGGTGGAGACGTACATTGACGCCAACTTTGCCGAGCCGCGCGACCGCGAGTGGTTGCGCCTGCACAAGGCCGACGTGTTCGGCGGCGATGAGAAGCGTAAGCAGTTGGCCATCCTGGGAGACCAGACGGCTGCATTGAAGGGTTTGAGGCCTGGTACGGATGCCTATTATGCGTTTCTGGATGCTCATATGGGCTATGATGCGACGGATGAGGGTGAAGAAGCTGTTGAGGCGTCGACACCAGCTCAGAGGCCTGCGACCCCGGCGGTAAAGAGCCGACGTTCGCCCGGCGCGCCTCCCGCGCGTAACGGGGATGGGAAAGCCCCTGCCGCCACGGGCGCAACCCCTGAGATTGTGGCGCTCGCTCGCGACCTTGGTATGTCGCCAGCCAAGTATATGGAATATCAGGCCGGTTTGGCCGAAGGGAAGTATCCAGGTTATAGGTTGATACGCTAATGTCAAGAGCTACGAGAGAAGAAATTCGCCCGGAACTGCGCTCAGGTGAAGTATTGGGCCGCGACGGTACAGTAAAACGCCGCAATCGCAACTTCGAAGAGCCCTTCGAAGTCCCTGAACACCTTAAAGAGCCGGGCTGGACGTACCAGTGGAACAGGATGACTTGCTTTAACGCACCTGACCCAATGGAAATGAACAGAATGATGGACAACGGTTGGGAATACGTTCGGCCATCAAGTCGTTTGGGCCAGATTTACGGTGTAACCGACAAAGACTATATCGAAATCGGTGGCCTTGTACTTATGGAACGTCGTAAAGAGCTTACCGAAGAAGCTCTTGAAGAGAACCGCCGCAAAACATCCGAGCAATACGGCGCTTTGATGGGCCGTAGTTCCGATTTGAGCGTTCCCAAGGGTTATGAGAACCGTGGGAAGACAGTACAAAAGACGGGTAGAGAAGCTTATCGCGCCGATGGGCCTATCCCAGAATGAAAACCGTGAGCGCGCCGCTCGCATTTACTTAATTGAGGATAGAAATGGCAAATACTAATTCGCCGTTTGGGTTTAAGCACTTAGGCTTTGCCCAAGGCGGAGCGGCGGCGACTTTTGGTCTTCGTCGCGTCAAAGTTGCATACAATTACGGCACGGCGCTCTATGCGGGTGACGTCGTGGAGGACCTGGGGACCGGCTACGTGGGCCAGTATGGCTCGGCTGGTAGCGGCAACGTCATTGGCGTTGTGCGGTCCTTCGAGTACCTGTCCACGTCGCTCGGGCGTAAAGTATGGTCCACCTACTTGCCGACGACCGACCACGCCAACGATATCGACGCGTTGGTCATCCCCATTCAGGGCGTTCCCCCGCAACTGTTCCTGGTGCAGGCGTACTTATTGCCGTTCGCCATCACCCACCTTGGCACCAAAGTCGTGCCGACTGCAGGTACTGGTTCGGTTATCGGCGGGCGCGGTAAGTCGGGCATGACCGTTACGGCTGGTAGCGGCACGACGAACACCTACCCGTTCCGCGTTGTTGACCTGTACAGCAATATCGCCGCCAAGGGCGTCAACGGAACTGACGATACGTCAAACTATAATATCGTCGTTGTGCAATCCGAGCCTTATGAAGCCGTGGGGATTTAAGTAAATGGCTGTTAATCTCGCATCAATTGCAAACCAGTTACTTCCCGGCTTGATGGACGTTACTGGCGAATACGACAAGGTCCCTGCCGAGTGGAAGGACGTCTTTACGACCAAAGTGTCAAAGATGGCCATCGAACGCTCGCTCCAGGTGCGCTATCTCGGCGCGGCCCGGCAGAAGCAGGAAGGTGAGGCCAGCTACGCCGACAACGACTCTGGCGACCGTGGCGTGTACAATATCGAGCACGTTGAAGCCTCGATTATGTACGCCATGACCCAGAAGGCCATTGAAGACGGCCTGTATCGTGAGAATTTCCGGCCAACCAACCTTGGCCTGAACAACTCCATGGTGGCGTTCTGGAACGCGTATGCGGCCAATATCCTCAACGCCGCCACCACGTATGACAGTAACATTGGCGGCGATGGGAAAGCCCTTCTGGCGACCGACCATCCGATTGACAGCGGCACGCTGAGCAACACCAACAGCACGCCGCTCGCCCTTCAGGAAAGCTCACTCATTGCTGGAATGAAGGCCATCAGGAAGTTCCGTGACGAGGCGGGTATTCTGGTTGACGCGTTCGGTGAGCTGCTTATTATCCCGGTGAACCTGGAAGACGTGGCCATCCGCCTCCAGAAGACCGAGTTGCGCCCCGGCACGGCCAACAACGACGTGAACGTCATTCCCGAGGTTGCTGGCGGTATCAGCAAGTACAAGGTTATGCGTTACCTCACGAGCGACTACGCGTGGTTTATCAAGACCAATATCAAGGGTCTGATACACACTCAGCGAGTGCCGTATGCAACAAGTATGTGGGTTGACGAGGCCACGGATACTCTCATGGTCAAGAACCGTGAACGTGCTGGCTTCGGATATACGGACTTCCGTGCAGTACACGGCCAAATTGCCACATCTTAGACTGGGAGTTTACTATGGTTACGACAAACTTCCGGGACGGTGTCACCAACGCTGCAGCTGAAGAGACGTTGGGGGACTATATCCGTATGGACCCCACACAGTCTTTTCAGTTCTTTGAAGACTTCGCGTCGGTTAACGTCGGGACAACTGGAACGGATTGGCTGGCGACGAACGTAGGCTCTACACCTACCTATGTTGCCGCATCTGTGGATGGCGGCGCGGTTCTTATCACCAACACGGGTGGAGCGAATGATAGTTGCTTTATTCAGTGGCAGGGGAAGAATGCTGGCACGGCCATTGCGCCGTGTCTGATTACTGCCGGTAAGCGTGCTTGGTTTAAAGCACGTTTCAAGGTGAGCGATGCTACACTGAGCATTGTTATCATGGGCCTGCAGAACGTGGACACCACGCCTGCTGTGGTCAGTGACGGCGTGTTCTTCATCAAACCGACCGCAGCGGCCACAGTCAATTTCGTTGTTGAGGGCGGTTCCACGGCAACCACGACTAGCGCCGTTGCGACAATGGCTAACGACACATGGATTGATGTTGGCTGGCAATATAATGGGATAGATAAAGTCATCTATTACATTAATAACACCGCTGTTGGTACTGCGGTTATCACCAATCTACCGACCGCTGCTTTGACACCATCGTTCGGTATTCAGAACGGCGAAGCAGTCGCCAAGACGATGACAGTCGATTACATCTTTTTTGCATCGGAGCGCTGACAATGCCTTTGTTTTCATCGAGTCCGAACTTTGTGGCCGATTCCACGCTGGCGCAATCGACATTCATCGCGCCCACCACTTATGCCGGTGTCACCGTGCCAATTTACAGCGGCACAACACCCACATACGCTCTTTGGAACCCGTTGGGGTCTAATCGCCTCATGGTGCCTGTCAGCATCAATGTCGGTGTGGAGGCGACTGGGACGGCAGCTTTGGCCGCTCTTGGGCTTTCCCAGGTGACGAGCACCACCGGGAGTTTCGCCACGGGCTTGCCCATCGCCACATGGACGGACGCAACCGTCTATAACGGGCGCGTCGGGAAGTCGGGTGGTAACTCCGTACGCTTCGCCACGTCTCTCACGCTCACCACTGCCGGGAATTTCTTTTACCACGTAGGCTTTGGCAACGCGTCGGCGGCGGCTGGCACAGGCTACGTGACCATGCGCCACGACTTCAACGGTCAGCTGATTTTGGAGCCAGGCAACCTCATTCACCTGGTGGGTGTCCCCGTGGCTCCTGGTCAGCCGCTCACCGTCTCTATGAGCTGGGTTGAGCTCGACAGTTCTGGCAACCTTATCCGCTAAGAAGGATTGACACATGGCCAAAAGTCCATTCTCGTCTGCGGGAGGTGGGAGCGCCGACAGCAGCCCGTATAGTGAGGCGCGCGCCAATGGCGGTCGCACCTGCACCAAGGCGGATGGCGGCGCTGCCGTCAAAGCCGAGGCCCGGAAGGGTGGCAACCTCGGACAGATTGACGGCGCCACGAGCAAGCGTGCGCGCGGCGGCAAGGTCACCATCGAAAAAGCGGAGGCGTCCCCATCTCCCAAATTGCGCTCCGCAGCCATGAAGGCTGAACGCGCGAAGGGTTATGACAAATGAGCGTCGTTCGGCAATATGTATATAAAGCCGGAACTACCGTGCTGGGTGGTCAGGACCTAATAAATCTTGACTACTTCAAGATACCGTTTGAAGCATCAATAGTTGTTGACATTGTGAGCGGCGACGCCTCTTGGGGTATCGAGTTCACCGTCTACGATATCAACCACACGGATTACGAACCGTTAGCGCCGAGTGATATTCGATGGTTAATGGACTCGTCATTTCCGCAAGGTCAATCGACGGCAGGTATCTTTAAACTGAGCACGGCAGTAACGGCAATACGTCTTAATCTAACAGCCCTAACAGGTGAGGTTAGATTTACTGTGATACAAGGATTGGGCGTTTAATATGGCTGGACTATTCCAACCTGGTTTTTTGCCGGCAATGACACTTGCCCGGAAGACCTTTATTGGTTCAACAACGTACGCCGGTATTGCTATTCCGGCGTATAATGCGACGGCGCAAGTCTTTGGCCTTTGGAACCCTGAGGGCAGTGGTGTTAATGTCATTCTCGTCAGGCTTAATCTTGGCGTGGCTACAACTGGCACAACGGCAGTAAGCGCGCTCGGTCTGTCGGCGGTTTACAACACGGGCGGTTCGCTGACCGGCTCGGGCGGTCCCATTACCGCCTTCGCGCAGACCGCCAGTTCGCCCGGCCTGATTGGTGACGCCGCTGGCGCTGCCGGTGGTTCGCGGGCCCGGTTCACGCTTTCGGCCACGACCATTGCCCCCACGTTTGTCTATGACCTGGGGCTTGCCACAACGGCTGGTACGGCCACTACGACTGCCGCTGCGCCCAGTGTCAACTGGAGTGCGTTCGACTTTACCGGCGTCGTTGGCGTCGCCCCCGGCACGTATATTGGCTTAGGTGGGAGCGCCGCCCCTGGTTCTACATTCCAGGCGTCGCTCGAATGGATGGAGATACCTGTCTGATGATTACGCGCGGGCTGATATCTCGCGGAGGCGGTGTATTGACGCTCGTGACTTATAACGGGCCACCAGCTCCGCCACCAACACCACGGACGGTCCCGATCGGGGGACCGTCCACCGTCTACAATTACGCCGTCGACGAAACCGCGTCGTTTTGGGTTGATGAGGGTGGCGCTAACGCTGTACCCGTCTACTCAGATGGGACCAACTGGAAAATCGGGTAAATTTCCGTAACGCCAATTATGCGAATGGCTCAACGTAATATCGGTAACACCTAATGACTTACGCATTTAATCCATCGGCGGCCGATATTACGCTAAATGCCTTTGGCATGTTGCAAATACGGCGGCACGAGCTGTCAACACAACACCTGGAGGATGCGGCGCTACAGGCCAACATGCTCATGGTCGACATCAGCAACCGCAATCCTCATCGCTGGACCTTACAGGCCGCGACGGTGACGCTCGTAGCTGGCACGGCGGCTTATACGCTCAGCCCGCAAGTGCTGGCGGTTCCTGTCGTCACCCTCACGACTGGCACGGGTGGGAGCGCCCGTGACAGGACGTTAAGCCCGCTCAGCGCCGCTGACTACGCCATGCAGCCCAACAAGACTCACAGTGCACCGCCGACAAGCTATTGGTTCAGCCTGACGAGCGTTCCCACGGTTACCGTCTGGCCAGTTCCGGGCGCCGCCAGCGCCGGGCCCGTGCTCAACCTGCAAACGTTCAGACAGGTGGGCGACGTGGACCTGACGAACGGCGCGACGCTTGACGCGCCATATCGGTTCCTGGACGCCATCACAACAGGACTTGCGGCGCGCCTGGCTCAGTTCTATCGTCCAGAGGCAGAGGACAAACTCAACGCCCGATATGAACAGCGCATTGCGCGCGCCGCCATACGCGACGAAGAAGACGTCCCCGTCCGTATAGTTCCGAATTTCGCAGGGTATTTTAGGTAATGGCGTTACGCCCCCACGGTCAAGCTGAAGTCGACGCAGACAGACCGAGAGCATTCGGCAAATGTGACCGTTGTGGTGACCAATGCAACCTCGTCAATCTCCGCCCGCAAATGCAATACGCGGGTCCTACGCTTGTCAATACGGGCTGGCTGGTCTGTGAAACCTGCCTGGATGAACCAAATCCGGGGTTACGCACAGTAATCATCCCGCCTGACCCTATTGCGGTGGACAACCCGCGTTTCGCGACGTGGTTTATTGAGTCAGTCAGTTACCGTACAATTGCGGTTGCGTTTACCGCATCGGCGAGCATGACTGTCGCGTGCTCTCAGCAACGAGCCGGTTTGTTTGCACTCGGGGGAGCGCCTCTAGGCTCTCCCATGGTTGAAACCCTAACGGTGTAAAATATGGCCGTACCACAGCTTTTTGACATGGTCCGTATGACCACCACGACCACCGGCAGCGGGACAGTTACGCTCGGCTCAGCTACCCCGCCATATCGCTCATTCGCCGATGCGGGCGTTCCCAATGGCACGCTGGTGCGCTACGCCATTGCGGACCCTGGTTTAGCTCCGACCACTATTGAGTATGGTACGGGCGTCTACACGGCGTCAGGGACCACGTTGACGCGGGTGCTTGGCGGCTCAACTACCGGCTCTCTACTCGATTTGAGCGGCGGCGCGCATGTCATGATTACGCCCATGGCAGAGGATCTGACAAGGGTGGGTGCATTCACGCTGACAGCATCCACCACATCTACCACGGTGACGGACGCCAGTTGCACAAGCTCAAGCGTCGTTATTCCAGTTGCTACAACGCAGCACGCAGCGGCGGCGTTAACATCCATGTGGATAGTAGTAGGCACTGGTTCGTTCACCGTTAGCCATGCGAATAATTCTTACGTTGATAGGATATTTAACTATGTCATACGGTAAGCTTCTGTTTGCAGCATCTATATCGATTACTATTTGGTGTTCGTCCGCCGTAGCGCAACACACCTTTAACCGTGACGATGGCACGTTCTCAGCGCCCAACACGACCGACACGACGTTTACCGCTAGCGGTTCGGGCGCCATCCAACGATATGTTGACGCCCATATCAAGGACGGCCCTATCAATGTCAAGGACTTTGGCGCGAGCGGTTCCAACACCACAACTACCGGAACTATATCTGCTGGCGATACCACGCTCACGCTTAATGCCGCTATTGATTTCGCTAATAATCAAGGCGTTCGGATAAACCACGCTGGAGCCGCATATGCGCTTAATCCTCCCACGGGACTAGGAGTAATAAATATAGGGACTCCAGGGAGCACGACGTACACCTACACTGTGAGTTGTTTTGATAGCCTCGGCGGCATTGACGCCGCGCTCACCCCAGTTGCAACAGCGACAGGAAACGGCACGCTCAGCACAACTAACACGAACATTATATCTTGGACGACTCCCGTCGGAACAACGCCTGCGGGGTGTGCGATCTGGGGTCGCGCGAGCGGCTCCATGGCGTTGCTGGCGCTGCTTCCCGGTAACGTCACGGCTTGGGAAGACAAGGGCTATGCAGTCATGGCCGCGCCGGACTGGCTCGGAGCAACGCCGCCTGCGGCACATGCCGCTGACTGGCTCACCGCGCGTGTGTCTTCAGGGGCAGGAACGACGACAGTCGTTTTGACGGGGGCCGCCGTCACCGCCGCGACGGCACAGGTTGTGGCGCATGACGACCAAGCCGCAATCACTAACGCAATGACCGCATTGGGGACTGACGGAGCAACCTTATACTTTCCAGCGGGAAGGTATAATGTTCACTCATACTTGAGTGTAGGGACATATCCCATGGCACTTAGAGGAGCAGGATGGGGAAGCACCTATATTGCATCGGCTTCTCCAGACCAGGACATAATGAGGCAGATATCGGCTAGTACTGGTTTTACATCGTATTCTGATATGTTCTTTATCAGTGATTTCGATAGAACCGGCGGTGCAGCGTTTGACGCCAAAGCCGGTACGTATACCAGTATAGACAACATACATACGCTAAGGATGTTTCAGTCTTTTAATCTAAGTAGCAACAACGTTAGACTCAACAATATCGATATTCGTAATACAGCACCAGTGTACGGCGTCGGTATTGTAATACCGACGTCAAATGATCAGTACTTGAATAACATCGTCATGGACCGTCCAGGAAATGGTGAGCCAAAGGCTTGTATAGAGATTACACAAAATGGCGGGTATTGGATTTCTAATAGTGACTTCATTCATTGCGGGCAAGCAGGTTTGCTAATAGACCCGCAGAATGGTCAATACGTTAAGTTCGGCTTTGTTATCAACACCGCGTTTGATACAAGCTCCGGGGATGGAATATATTTAAATCCTGCTGCGGGCGGAGTTGTTGCAGATGCATTTTTTTCTAATGTCTGGACGGCAACCATGGGCGGGCATGGTTTCCATCAAGGCGCAACAGGCACTATTAGCAATACGGCTATTGTCGGGCATAGAAGTATAAACAATCAGAAGCACTGCTACTTTATCGAAGGCGGTGAAATATCGATATCAAGCTCAACTGGAACACAATGCTCTCTTGCAGGACTAGATCAGTATGACGGTATCGCAGTAACCGACGCTACTAATGTTAGCCTTATCGGAAATAGACTAGGTAAAACTTCCGGTGTAGTGTTCAGTAATCAAAAATACGGGATAGAGTTTTTATCGGGCGGGACAGTAGATATTGCTACTGTTATAGGTAACGATGTTTCATATAATCATGTGTCCGGACTACACTTCGCAGGAACAATCAGTTTGCAACAGCAGATGGTGGGCAACACCCCCGCTACAGGTGAGGTAAACGTAAATTTTGGGGGAACAGCGCAGAGCGTTAAGGCCGCATCGCATATATTTAACGTTATAGGAACCGTCCCGACGCCTTCAGGAACGTGTAGTATAGATACGCAGACGGGGGGTGCGACGGCGGGAACGTTTACCGCTAATGGCGCATGTGTTGGAGGTACGGTTATACTAGA